TCTTGTGCAACTGATACGTTGTAAATTACATGGTTAGGATTAAACTCTACCACTTTTTGTTCGGAGAAGATTAAAAGAGGTTGCATTTGCAAAGCGGCTTTGCCAGCTTGATTCATACCAATAGCAAGAACACATGGGTTCTCTACACGATACTTATCCGCAGTCTCTTCTACAATATCACCAACAATTTCTTCACCTGTTGATAATTTCAAAATTCTTAAGTTTGCCATTTTATATCCTATAATAAAATGGGGGCATTGCGCCCCCATGTGTTTATTTAAAACGCTCTGCTTTATGTCTCTTTGCGTCTTGAATTGCTTCAAGTAAAGCAATAAAGAAGTTTTTTATTGATTTCATAATTCATCCTCAGTTAAATATTGCTGAGATGATTTTTTAGTTTTAGGCGCAGTATCAACTGTGTCTTTAACTTCAATCTTCTTTGGCTTCTTATGTTCTGGAATGATTCGTTCCAAAGCAATCTTCAACATACCATTAATCAAAGCGGCATCTTGAATTTCGATTTGGTCATCAAGTGCGAATGTGCGAGTGAACGCACGATTAGCAATACCCTTGAACAAGAAATTATCTCCATCATCTTTTGTGTTACCGGCAACAATTAGTTTGTTGTCTTCTAAAGTGATATCGATTTCCTGTTTACCAAAACCAGCAACCGCAATTTCAATGACGTATGTATTGTCACCAGTCTTGCGAATGTTGTAAGGTGGGTAGTTAGGAATGTTCTTAGTCACATCATCATGTATTTTTGCTAGTCGATTGAATTGCTCATCGAAGCCAACAAAGAATTTATCAAAATCTTTGAAACCTTGTCCGCCAAAAAGTGCGGGAATTGGTGTGTGTCCCATTTTGTATCTCCTCTTACTTATTTTTTGAAAACGCTTTTTTAGCGTCAAAAGTGTATGCAGACATGCCAAGAGTTGTAAAAAACTTATTGACTTCTACTGCAACAGCTTTTGCGTAAAGTGTTTGCGCTTCAATGAAAGTATTGAGGGGTTTTGCAAGTTCTTCATTCTTGACGAATGTTTTGACGAATTGCGTTTTTGTGCCTTGAAAAGTATCGATAGCACTATTGATGTTTTGTAACATAGTTTCTCCTATTAAGCGAGTTAAAAAATAAAATTGATACCCCGAAGGCGTATCATTAAAATCCTGCTTACTGAATACAGGGGTACCATAACGTTGTACCAGCGTTAGACGCTCCTAAGGTAGAAGAGCCATTAACGTTCCCATCCCTGAGATACGTTTATTTATAACAGATTAAGCCTGTCCAACCATTCTACGTGAAACAAAATATGTTGTATTACCTTCTGTGTTCATTGCTGTACGAACTTTGTAACCGCACTGGCGCAAGTCGCTCATACGGGCACGAAGGTTTTTAACGCCAAACAAAGACCTTGCTTGTGGTGCAGAGATTCCACGACCAGTACCACGCAAGTACGATACCAAGAGTTCTGTCTGTGTTTTGCTAGAATTTACAAATGCCATTTTATATACCTCATCAATTAATGATAAAAAATTTACTAAGAATTATTTCTTAGCTTCTGATTTAGCTTCCGCTTTATTAGCTTCTGCTTTTTTAGCCTCTGCTCGTTCGGCTTTCTCTTTTGGAGTAATCACTTTAGGACGTGGTTTCTCTTTAGAGTCTGCTTTAGCGGCAGGTGCTGATGCTGTTGTTGCAGGTTTGTCAGCAGGTTTCTTTTCTGCTGGTTTGTCTGCCGCAACGGCAACTAGGGAGAGAGTAGTCAATGCTACTGCTGTCAATACTGTCATGGATTTCATAAAATCTCCTAATTTATTTCAAGATAACATTATCTCACATTATACAACGTTTGTCAAGCCCTGATAGTTGACCTAATCATCCATGCATGTTTATTGAATGCATCTTGACGCTCTGCCATAAAGTTACTTATGTTGTGGCAACGTTCTTGTTCTGCAAGTTCGTATGTACGTTGAATGCTTGTCAGCATTGTTGGAATATCATCTAATAATCTTTGCATCATCACTTCTGCTGGTGGCACAGTTTCGTCACCTTGGATTTGTGATAACTGAATGAAGCGATTAAAACTTCCTGGTGCATATGAATCCAATGTTCGAATCTCTTCTGCAATTTTATCCACAACACCATACACTTCAGTATAGATGTTTTCTAAAAAATCGTGATACTGAGGGAAGTTAGGACCAGTTACGTTCCAATGGTAGTAATGCGCCTTCAGATAAAATGCGTAGTGGTTCGCTAAAGACACTTTTAGTGATTGTACTAGTTCTTCCATTTTATTCCATTTCCCTCTTTTTATTTCCGATATTATATTTAGCAGTTAAAAGCCATTCATTTTTTTCTTTATAAGATATGATTTTGATTTGAGACAATGGTGCTATAGGCTCTTCAACGTTTGTTGCCCTAGGAACAATTTCAATTAATCCCCATTCGGCTAATAGCTTTGCAATTGTGTTTCTTCTCGCTAAATCATTTTCTTCAAAGTCGGTTGGTTTACCATCTAATGCAAATAACTCTTTAAAATGTACAATATAATATTTACCTTTTTTGTGTAAAATATGACATGACTGGTATAGTGTTTTATCTTTACGTGACGCAACGCCAATACGGGTTAGTGTTTCTTTTACTTTTAAGAAATCGTCTTCTTGTTTTAATCTTACTTCGAGTAAGTCTTCAATGTTCACCGCCATTCTTTTTCTCCTTGGACTTCACGCCACCTTTTTGTATTTTTTGTTTCATCATCTGGAGTTGATCTGACGTTATAAGATTCTGCACTTGTTTAGCTTTAGCATAACTATAGCCAAAATATTCAGAAATCACATTAATGTCTTCAACTACTTCATTCTTAAACCACTTGCTAAAGCGTTTTCGTGGCCTGATGGTATTTAGTAAATACAAAAATTGAGGTTTGTTGTCGAGGAGATGACGGCTGTTCATCTCATTTGCATATAAGATTGTGTCTGAGAAGTAGGATAGTCCTTTATTTACGATGTACGCATTGTACGATTTTTCGGCAAGTTCATCATTATCAGTGCCAACCATCATATTTTCTTTTGATTGGTTGATGGCGTTTAGGTAGTCAAATGGTGTCATAATGTAATCAATTTCAATGTGTTTACCGGAACTTTATAGAAATATTCTCCATCTTTTACATACTTGTTTTTATTTTCTACAAGAGGACATTGTAACACAATTTCGGCTTTACAGCAAAACATTCTAGTCAAAATTTTATTTACGGAAAAGAAAAAAGTTGGCAATTCATTTTCAAGTAATTTCTTTTTTCTACTAGGAACATTTAATGTGTCAAAAGGAAAATTATCTTTATCCCAATTATTTCTAACTTCTACTTCTGCATATCCAACAACAGTATTGTTTTTTGTTAAAATTAAATCTACCCCATATAAATCTGAATTGTCTATGGCATCTATATTTAATTTGGACTTGAAATAATTTTTTACTACAGTTCTGCCAACATCATCATACTTGTCGTATAGTGAAGGATCAAATTTTTTATTAATCATTTGAATTCGCAGTCAACCATCACTTCTGTCAAGAAAGCGACAAAGTTAATTTCTTGGTCAACGACAAATGCAGACTTGTATTGATAGTCGGCAAGCAATAGAACCATACGTGGAACAGAATCAGGCTTCAAGCATTCGTTGCTGTTATCAAAGATTCGTTTGAATAGTACATAAGGTTCATTGTCTAGATTCTCTGCAACCCACTTACGCATACCCGTGAAGTCTTTTGCTTTTAATCTTTCGACTAATGACTTGAAATTGTCACTTGAGATATTTGCAAGAATTCCAGTATCGATCTTACCTGTAGCAGAGTAACGTTGCAGTTCATTGAGAACACGCCTCCAATCAGGAAAGTGTTTCATAATAAGTTCAGCAACAACCTTCTCTTCAAATTCTACATTTTCTTTTTGCAGAATGCCAGTCATACGTTTCATAAAACGACCAGCAAGTTTTGGCTTGTCTGATGCGTTTATCTTAAAATGTACAACGGAGCACCTACTGTGGAGAGGGGCGATGATACGATTAAGAAAGTTGCAAGTAAGGATAAAACCACAATTAGCAGAAAACTCTTCGTAATGCGGGTTGAGTAGATTGCGGATTAAGGTAATCAGCCTCGTCAAGAATAACATATTTACGACCACCAGAGAATGATACGGTTGAGGCAAAGTTTTTAATTTCATTTCGCAAGGTATCGATGTTGCCATTCATCGATCCGTTAATAACAATATAAGTACATCCAAGTTCTTCAAGCATAGCCTTTGCGATAGTAGTTTTACCAACGCCAGGACCGCCCGTAAGAATTAGATTGGGAACGTTCTTTTGCTCAACGAATTGTTGGAACGTAGCCTTTAAGTCTGCTGGAAGAATTGTCTCTTCAACAGTTTTTGGTCGATACTTTTCGACCCACAAGAAATCTTGTAGCATGTGTTCACCTTATCATAACATAAAAATATATTCTAACACATTGCATGTTAGAATGCAAACTGAGTGTTACTTAGCCACACTCTCATATAAAGTCTCAACATCATCTTGCTCTTGTTGAACTTCGGTGAAGTTTTGTTTGTGATAAATCTTTGCAAGTTTGCGAGTGTACTTTTTAGGCAACTCAAATTTATCTTCAACCGAAACAAGAATGTCTTTAATCAAATCACGCTCGGCTTCAATGCGAGTGAGTGAGGCAGAGATTTCGACAAGTGCATCCAGAATCTTTTTACGGTCCTCTGGAGAGGACGGAACAATCACATTACTCATAATATTAACCTTCGTACTTAGAGCCAGCTTCAGTAGCAATCCAATATTCAATTGGGTCTGTCGCATGTTTGAAATGCGAAATACCTTTAGATGAAATCGATACATCATATGTACCAGCAACCATCTTAAGATTTTCTGTATTGAAAATTAATTTAAAGGTTGCACTAGTCTCACCGACTTTGATTGAGAAATTATCTGAATCTGCATTCTTAACGTCAAGTGCAGAGATAGAGATTTCACTGCCATCACCAACAACCGCAATGTTTGGAAGACCCAAGATGCCAGACAATTTCAATACTTGATTCATATCGTCTTTTGTCAGACGAAAATTCACTTCGGCATTGTCGATCTTAATTTCTTTTGCAGGCGGTGCGACAATCATAGACTCATCGGCAAGTCCATAAGTTGTCTTGGACGTTCCAGACTTGATTGTGATATTATTGTTATCTGTATTGACAACAATCTCAGGGTCTGTCAAAGAACCACACAGAGACAAGAAACGATTCAAGTCATAGATGACAAAATCTTTCTCAAAGTTTTCTGTTACTGTAGCTTTGCCGAGTACGTTCTGTCCTTTGGAGATAGTTCGCACGACAGAGCCTTCTTTAAATTGCATACCAGCATTAATGGTTGCAAAGTTTTTTAGAACATTGATTGTTGATTCACTTAATTTCATTTTGTTTTCCTTCATTCAAGTCATGTACGTGTAACATGATTATAGCATAGTGTAAAATTTTTAGCAAGTCTTTACGATTCCGTCCATCCTTCTTGCCATACCTTTGTGCATATTTCAGCACATTCCCAATACAGAATCCTTCACCGTGGCCACCATCGATGATGAATTCTGTTGCTTGAAATTTATCACGGGAATAATGTTGCCCGTATGTTGCATCAATATAAGACTTCAGTTCTTCCAAAGTCTTATCTTCATTATATCGATAGTCTATCATTTCAAATTTTCAGCCACAGTTCGTTGCATAACATCATTACCAGCAGTAGGTGACGCATTAATTGCCGCAAGTGCTTGTAAAGAACCACCAAAGATATAACTGCCAGCATGTTTCAAACGCATCCATGGAAGCAACCACACCTTACCACCAGCTTTACGCATCCACTGACAGAACATATAATCTTCTGAGAGATAACGTTTTGTATCTGGACAAATAACGCAATCAAAGTAAGCCATGATTTCTCTGCTACCATCAAAGTTTGCAGTACGCAAATGATCTGGTTTATAGCTTTGCATTGGGAATGCTTTGTCATATTTTTGAAGTGCTTCACGGGTAATCAACATGAAACCTGTGCCGCTTTCTTTCACTTCAACTGGCTCATCGATTCGAAACTCAGTTACGCCATCTGCTGGATTGAAAACATAGTCACCAACAAACTCTTCCAATTGATTTGGATTCTTGTCTGCATATCCTTTGTCAACTGCGATTTTAATCTTCTCCCAAGAAATTGCTTTCTTTGGATATGGACCACAAACAACATCCATGTCATCACGGCTTGACGCAAAGTGCATCATCACTAAAACGTCTTGTGGCTCAAAGTGAATATCGCTATCAATAAAAATCATATGGTCATAACCACTACGAACAAACTCATCTGTCAAATAATTTCTAGCACGTTGCACTAGTGATTCGTTAAAGATGAAAAACAGTTTAGCCTCGATACCATATTTGGTACAGAGGATCATAAGGTCTGTAATTGCTTTAGTGTATGCTCCGTGGCATTGTCCACCATACATTGGTGTTGCGACAAAAAGTTTCTTGGTTCTTAGTTTTTGGATATCAAGTTCAAATTGCATAATCTCTCCATGTTAATAAAAATTATCTCACTATTATATATAAAAAAAGAGGCTACGTCAAGTAGCCTCTAAGGCATTACTGCCAGGAGATTTAGAACGGTACTTCATCAACTGCTGGCGCAGGAGTCACTTCCGCAGTAGGGTCGATGCCAGCATCAATCTTGGTATACAAATCAAGGAATGATGTTTTGGTTTCTGCATCAAAGCGGTTGATACAGTACTTGATTGCTTCCATCTTATCATTGAAGATAGTGTATGCTTCGGCAATGTGAGACAAACGGCGAGTGGAAATCAATTCATCGATAGCGCCTTCTTCGAAAGTCTTACGGATGATATCAGCCCACTTCACAAGATTTTCTGCAAATGCTTTGTCATCGATACCGAGAC